GGACGCTCAATTCTTGAAGGTGGAGTTTTGGAAATGGAAAAGGAAACCGCAAAGGCGAATAGTAATATTCGTTTTGAATAACATACTTCAAAATAACAAAGGAAATATAATAAATGTCCACAACATTTAAACCCTTTGGCATGAAGCCGATCTATCATCCAAGTGGTCTTGACCGCTCTGTTCCATTTGTTGGAACAAACAGCTTTGTCGTAGGCACACCGGATTATAGCGCTCCTTACTCTTTGAGCTCTGGTCAGACTTTCTACCAGTATCAACCCGTATCGATCACGTCTGCAGGCCAATTAACAATTGCATCAACCGATACAACAAAACCTATTTATGGTGTATTTGATGGCGTAGAATATACAGCCGCCGAAGGCAACCGTACTTTAGGTAAGTCAATCTCTAAGGCAAGCCTTGACGCTGCGTCTTCTATCGTTTTCTGGATCTTCCAAGACCCAGTTCTCGTATACGAGGCTCAAGCTAACGGTTCTGTACCTGCTTCAGCGATTGGTTCGCAGTACAACTTCTCCGGAGCAACTGGCTTTACAACTACCGATGGTTACACTATCGGTGTTGGTGGTGCTGGCTTCTCTACCACCGCTTTAGCAGCAGCTCCTGTTGCTTCTGGTGCACAAGGACAAGTACGCGTAGTAGGTTTAGGACGTGAAGTTGCATGGCCAGCAGGTGAGTTAAACACCTGGGGTGATGCATACACGATTGTTCAGGTAACCATTGCGAACAACACTTTTGTTGCTCCCAAGGTATCGGTTTAATTAACAACGAAAGGAAATAGCACATGGCAACCCCAATGCGCAGTACCGACTTTCGTGCGGTAGTCGAACCGATTATCAACGAAGTCTTTGATGGTGTGTATGAACAACGCGCCGATGAGTGGAAAGGATTTGTAGAACAGATCCAAGGTATTCCACGTAACTACCACGAAGAAGTAATGCTGTTCGGTATGAACGCAGCTCCTGCAATGCCTGACGGCACTCCAGTTAGCTACGATCAAGGCGGTACACTGTACATCACTCGTTTCATCTACCAAATCTATGGCTTGGCTTACGCTTTGACCAAAGTTTTGATGGAAGACGGTGATCACATCCGTATCGGCTCAACATTTGCTAAGCATCTTGCTCAGTCAATGATTGAAACCAAAGAAACCCTCTGCGCTAACCTCTTGAACTTTGCGTTCACAGCTGGTTATGTAGGCGGCGACGGCGTAACTTTGATTAACCAAAACCATCCAATTGCTAACGGTCAAACCTATAGCAATAAGTTGTCAACTTCTGCTGCTTTGAGCCAAACATCTGTTGAACAGATCTTGATTCAAATCCGTGGCGCAATTGACAACAATGGTAAACGTATCCGTTTGAAGGCAGAACAATTAATTGTTCCTCCAGCGCTCGAGTTCCAGGCAGAGGTTATCCTCAAGTCTGTTCTCCGTTCTGGTACAGCCGACAACGATTTGAACCCAATCAAATCAACAGGCATGTTGCCTAAAGGCACACACGTGGTTACACGTTTGTCCTCTAGCAAAGCTTGGTGGGTTCAGACTGATGCTGAAAACGGTCTCATGCTCGTTATGCGTCGTCCAATGGAGAAATCCATGGAAGGCGATTTCGAAACTGATTCTATGCGTTACAAAGCAACCGAGCGTTATGCTACTGGTTGGCACGACGCACGTAACGTTTACGGTACTCAAGGCGTTTAAAAACCGCAAAGTAGTTCAGAAGCCACCCTTCGGGGTGGCTTTTTTACATTTTGGGGCGGATTTTTTGTATTTTTTGCATTAGTAGTTATAGGAAGATTAATCCCATTCTGACTGCCGATACTTCCCGGTAAGACGACTTAGAGACAGCTTGGGATACCCACTAAGAAATGGAAATAAAACATGTCTAGTACATTTACCGTACCAATGCGTTTAAATACGCGTCAAACTACCAGCAATGACGGCACAATCTCTGCCGATACAACTGGTGCCTCAATGATTTCTCAGCAAACTGCCGTTGTTGGTGGTGCTGCTAAAACTGTAGTAATTCCTGCAGGCTCAATCATTTCTAATATTAAACTTTACATTAACGTTGTTGGTGCTGCTTCACGCGCTGTTAGCTTAACAGTAAATGGCACAACTACTACTGTAGGTACAATCACAACTACTGCTTTAGGTGTTGCTAATATTGCTTTTACAGCTTCTGCTGCTGTAGCTAATTTGCTTGCTAACGTTGGTCCTTATGACTGCACAGTAACATTGGCTTCTGAAGCTGCTTCTGCTGGCACATTGTCTGTAGAGTATACTGGTCGCAATGCTGATGGCACAATCGCCCCTTACGGTTCTGGCTACACAAATAACTAATTAGAGGCCAATAATGCGTCAAGTAACTGTAACAGTACCCGCGGGAGAGACAGTATCTACTCCCGTTGTACTTGATCAATACATTGCACCGTTTCAAGTCACCTATTCAAAAACTGGTTCAGGAACAGTGCAGGTAACTGCAACTGACCCTTACCCAGTTGTAAATAGTGATTTTGTAACAGCTACTTTTGTTTGGATTACCGCACCAACTGCTGCACCAAATACCGCAACATTTTTAGCACAGCCATATCGTGCTATTCGATTGCAAGGTGCCACAGCTGGTGATACTTTAACAGTAATCCAATCTGGTATTAAGTAATGCCTGTTTACCTCGATACCCGGGGTAACAGTGTACTTTCTGTAGCAATCTGTGATAGATGCAACAGAAAGTTTCCTTATGTCGACCTCATGCCGGATCCAAATTTTCCCGGCATGAGAGTTTGCAAGGAAGACAAAGATAATTTTGATCCATGGCGTTTGCCAGCAATTCAAACAGAAAACATTGCGTTACGTTTTCCAAGACCTGATGTATCAGTCGCTATTGGTCCAATTGGTGGAAATCAATTAGTAACCAACGGTGCACCTAATGAAACTTCGCAATACGACAGTTTCTTCATTACCCAGTCTCCATACAGAGCCACATTCGCTGGCGCTCCTGGGGACATTAGTTTAGGTAGCGGTCCTGGTAAAAATATAGCAGGGTTGTATCCCACACTTAGTGGTATTACACCTAAAACAGGAAGTAAAACAGGTGGTACGCCGGTATTGATTACTGGCACACACTTAGACGTTGTAACAGACGTTAAATTTGGTGGCACATCTGCACCATTTACAATCATTAGCCCAATTCAAATATCTGCAACGACACCAGCATATGCTATCACGGGCATAGTGAACGTTGAGGTAATAGCACCATTTGGCACAGCTACCCTTTATGGCGAATTTACGTATACTTAAAATATGGCCGATAGATCAATAACACAACTACCCGTTGCTACAAACCTTACCGGTAATGAAATAACGGTAGTAGTACAAAGTGGTATCACCAAACAAGTATCTGTTTCTCAGATCGCTAATGCCGTCTCGCCTGGTAAATTAATTACCAGCGTTGCAATGACGCCTGACTATTATATTATTTTTTATTATAGCGACGGTTCAAATTCAACAATCGGCCCAATCCCCGGATTTACAGATGCATATATTGATGGCAACGGCCATTTAATTTTTGTTGAAACAAACGGTAATTTGCTTGATGCTGGTAAAGTTACTGGTAACGATGGTCAATCTGGTTATAGCGGTATTTCTGGTTACAGCGGTCAATCTGGTTTTAGTGGTCAGTCTGGTTACAGCGGTAGCGGTATCTCTGGTTACAGCGGTAGCGGCATCTCTGGTTACAGCGGCTACAGCGGCATAGGCACTTCTGGTTTTAGTGGTCAATCTGGTTTTAGCGGTCAATCTGGTTTTAGTGGTCAATCCGGTTCTATTGGTCAATCTGGTTTTAGCGGCAGTGGTATCTCTGGTTTTAGTGGTTACAGCGGCACAGGATCTTCAGGTTTTTCAGGTTACAGTGGTAATTCTGGTCTTTCTGGTTACAGCGGTAATGATGGTTCTTCAGGTTTTTCTGGTTATTCTGGTTTCTCAGGCGAAAGCGGTCAGCAAGGTACAAGTATTGTTATCAAAGGTTCTGTTGCTACTCCGGCAGACCTGCCACCAACCGGCAATACTCCCGGTGATGGTTACATTGTTTTGTCAAACGGCGATCTGTACGTTTGGACAGGAACACAATGGGATAACGTTGGCCCAATCGTAGGACCACAAGGCGATTCTGGTTATTCTGGTTTTAGTGGTGAATCAATTTCAGGTTTCTCCGGTTACAGCGGAGAATCCGGTGTTTCAGGTTTCTCAGGCGACTCTGGCCTTTCTGGTTACAGTGGTGACTCTGGCCTTTCAGGCTACAGCGGTGATTCTGGCATCTCCGGTTTCTCCGGCGACAGCGGCATTTCTGGTTTTAGCGGCGAATCTGGCGCATCTGGTTACAGCGGTGATTCTGGCATCTCTGGTTTCTCCGGCGACAGTGGCATTTCTGGTTTTAGCGGCGAATCTGGCACATCTGGTTTCTCTGGCGAATCTGGTGCTTCTGGTTACAGCGGACAATCTGGTTACAGCGGACAAGGATTTATTCCGCTATATGGTGGTGATGTTTGGCCAACAGATGGTTCATTAATTGGTACAAACGTAACTTGGACTATTGCAACTCCTCCAGGTTTTGGTGCGTTTGCAATTGGTAACTTTATTCTTTTAGTAGACGGATCAGCCGGATCTAATTATTACTACTATGGCCGAATTACTGCTATCGGAATTGATATTGGATCTGGCTTTCCTCTTTCCGCTGACATACTTGGTGACGGCGGCACACCTGTTTACATCACTTCCGGTTCTTGGACTACCCAACTAACCGGCGAAAAAGGCGCATCAGGATTTAGCGGCGTTTCAGGTTTCTCTGGTGACTCAGGCCTTTCAGGCTTCTCGGGCGACAGCGGCATTTCTGGATTCTCAGGTGAATCCGGCGCTTCAGGCGACAGCGGTATTTCTGGCTTCTCAGGCGACAGCGGCATTTCTGGTTTTTCTGGCGACTCTGGCCTCTCAGGTTTCTCTGGCGATTCTGGTATCTCTGGTTTCTCTGGTGACTCTGGCCTTTCCGGTTTCTCAGGCGACTCTGGTATCTCAGGTTACAGCGGCGATTCCGGTATCTCTGGTTTCTCCGGCGATTCTGGTTTCTCTGGTGATTCTGGTTTCTCAGGCGACAGTGGTATTTCTGGATTTAGCGGCGACAGCGGCATTTCTGGTTTTTCTGGTGACTCTGGCTTTTCTGGTTATAGCGGTGATTCAGGTATTTCTGGTTACAGCGGATCAGGTATCTCTGGTGACTCGGGCTTCTCTGGTTATAGCGGTGATTCCGGTATTTCTGGTTTCTCTGGCGACAGCGGCATTTCTGGTTACAGTGGCGACTCTGGCATTTCTGGCTTCTCTGGCGACAGCGGTATTTCCGGTTTCTCAGGCGACTCTGGTATCTCTGGCTTCTCAGGCGACAGTGGTATCTCTGGCTTCTCTGGTGACTCTGGCTTCTCAGGCGACAGCGGTATCTCTGGCTTCTCTGGCGACAGCGGTATTTCTGGCTTCTCTGGTGAATCTGGATTTAGCGGCGACTCTGGTATCTCTGGCTTTTCTGGTGACAGCGGTATCTCTGGCTTCTCTGGTGACAGCGGCATCTCTGGCTTCTCAGGCGATTCCGGTATCTCTGGCTTCTCTGGCGACAGCGGTATCTCTGGCTTCTCTGGTGAATCTGGTATCTCTGGCTTCTCAGGCGATAGCGGTATCTCTGGCTTCTCAGGCGACTCTGGTATCTCTGGCTTCTCTGGTGAATCTGGATTTAGCGGCGACTCTGGTATCTCTGGCTTCTCTGGCGACAGCGGTATTTCTGGTTTCTCTGGTGAATCTGGCTTTTCTGGCGACAGCGGTATCTCTGGTTTCTCCGGCGACAGCGGTATCTCTGGTTTCTCTGGTGATTCAGGTATTTCTGGCTACAGCGGTGACTCAGGTATTTCTGGCTACAGCGGTGATTCTGGTATCTCTGGTTACAGCGGTGATTCTGGTTTTTCTGGTATCAGAGGTACTGAATGGTTCCAAGGTCCAGCAGATCCGTTATCTACCATTCCCGGCATCCAAGACGGCGATTTCTATTTACAAACCACCAACAATACTATTTGGCAATATGCTGCCGGTATTCAAACTTGGTATTTAATTGGCAACATTTCTGGTTTCTCAGGCTACAGCGGTATTTCTGGTTTCTCAGGCTACAGCGGCATTTCTGGTTTCTCAGGCGATAGCGGTATTTCTGGCTTCTCAGGCGACAGCGGTATCTCTGGCTTCTCTGGTGACTCTGGCATCTCTGGCTTCTCAGGCGACAGCGGTATCTCCGGCTTCTCTGGTGACTCCGGCTTCTCAGGCGACAGCGGCATTTCTGGATTCTCAGGCGACAGCGGTATCTCTGGCTTCTCAGGCGACAGCGGTATTTCTGGCTTCTCTGGCGACAGCGGTATTTCTGGTTATTCTGGAAGCGGCTTATCTGGATTCTCGGGTTTCTCCGGTGTTGGAACATCCGGCTTTTCTGGTTTCTCTGGTTACAGCGGATCTGGTATCTCTGGTTACAGTGGCTCTGGCATCTCAGGTTTCTCAGGTTACAGCGGTGATTCCGGCATTTCTGGCTTCTCTGGCGACTCTGGTATTTCTGGTTTCTCTGGTGACTCCGGTATTTCTGGCTTTTCTGGCGACAGCGGTATTTCTGGCTTCTCTGGTGAATCTGGCACTTCAGGCTTCTCAGGTGAATCTGGCACTTCAGGCTTCTCGGGCTTAAGTGGATTTTCAGGCATCTCTGGTTACAGCGGATCTGGTATTTCTGGTTACAGCGGTACTTCAGGTTATAGCGGCTCTGGCCTTTCTGGATTCTCTGGCTTCTCTGGCTACAGTGGCTCTGGTATTTCCGGTTACAGTGGTGAATCTGGTTACAGTGGCTCTGGCATTTCAGGCTTCTCTGGCTTCTCTGGCTCTGGCATTTCCGGCTTCTCTGGTAAATCCGGTTATAGTGGCTCAGGCATCTCTGGCTTCTCCGGCGATTCTGGTATTTCTGGCTTCTCTGGCACTTCTGGCTTCTCTGGTTACAGTGGCGACTCTGGCTTCTCCGGCGACAGCGGTATTTCAGGCTTCTCTGGTTACAGTGGCGACTCTGGTATTTCTGGTTTCTCTGGCGACTCTGGACTTTCAGGCTTTTCTGGCGATTCTGGCATTTCCGGCTTCTCTGGTTACAGCGGCGATAGCGGCCTCTCAGGCGATTCTGGTATTTCTGGCTATTCAGGTACCTCCGGTTACAGCGGAAGCGGTGACAGCGGTTATAGTGGCTTCTCAGGCTATTCTGGAAGTGGTTTGTCTGGTTTCTCTGGTTACTCTGGTATTGGTACCAGTGGTTTCTCCGGTTTCTCTGGCTACAGTGGATCCGGTGTATCTGGTTACAGCGGCTTCTCAGGTGACAGCGGTATTTCTGGCTTCTCGGGCGACAGCGGTATTTCCGGTTTCTCAGGCGACAGCGGTATCTCAGGCTTCTCTGGTGACTCTGGTATCTCTGGCTTCTCTGGTGACTCTGGTATCTCCGGCTTCTCTGGCTACAGTGGTATCTCTGGTTACAGCGGTTTCTCCGGTATCTCAGGTGCTTCCGGTTTATCTGGCTTCTCAGGTGAATCTGGTTACAGCGGCTCTGGTATTTCTGGTTACAGCGGAGACTCAGGTTATAGTGGCTCTGGCCTAAGCGGTTTCTCTGGCTTCTCTGGTTACAGCGGTTCTGGTATTTCCGGTTTCTCTGGTGAATCAGGTTATAGTGGTTCTGGTATCTCAGGCTTCTCTGGTTATTCCGGTATTGGTACATCAGGCTTCTCTGGCTATTCTGGTTACAGCGGCTCTGGTGTTTCTGGTTTCTCTGGCGACTCTGGTATTTCTGGTTTCTCTGGTGATTCAGGCTTCTCAGGTTACAGTGGCGACTCTGGCTTCTCTGGCTACAGCGGTGACTCTGGTATTTCTGGTTTCTCAGGCGACTCTGGTATTTCCGGCTTCTCAGGCGACTCTGGTATCTCTGGTTTCTCAGGCGACAGCGGTATTTCTGGTTACAGCGGCTCTGGTATTTCAGGCTTCTCCGGCGACTCTGGCATCTCAGGCTTCTCTGGCGACTCTGGCTTCTCTGGTTACAGCGGAAGCGGTGTAAGCGGCTATAGTGGCTTCTCTGGTTACTCTGGCAGCGGCCTATCTGGCTTCTCAGGTTACTCTGGCATTGGCACCTCTGGCTTCTCAGGCTTTTCTGGTTATAGTGGATCTGGTATCTCTGGCTTCTCTGGTGATTCTGGTATTTCTGGCTTCTCCGGTGTTTCAGGTGACTCAGGCTTCTCTGGTATTTCTGGTGACAGCGGTATCTCCGGCTTCTCCGGTGATTCTGGCATTTCTGGCTTCTCTGGCGACTCTGGTATTTCTGGCTTCTCTGGCGTATCGGGCTTATCAGGCTTCTCTGGTTATAGCGGCATAGGCGGGACATCAGGCTTCTCTGGTTACAGCGGCGCATCTGGTATTTCTGGCTTCTCTGGCGAATCTGGATTCTCTGGTTACAGTGGTGACTCAGGCTTCTCTGGTGACTCAGGCTTCTCTGGCCAAAACGGTGACTCTGGTTACAGCGGTGACTCTGGCTTCTCTGGTTACAGCGGCTCTGGTTTGTCCGGTTTCTCTGGCTTCTCCGGTATCGGTACTTCAGGCTTCTCAGGTTTCTCTGGTTACAGCGGATCTGGTATCTCAGGCTTCTCTGGTTACAGCGGTATCAATGGTGACTCTGGCTTCTCTGGTTACAGTGGTATCGATGGCACATCTGGCTTCTCTGGTTACAGCGGTATTGATGGTACATCTGGCTTCTCAGGCTTCTCTGGTTACAGTGGTGCTCAAGGTACTTCAATCAACCTCAAAGGCACTGTTGCAACTCCAGCAGATTTGCCATTAATTGGTAACCAAGTTAACGATGCATATATTGTTTCATCTAACGGTGACTTGTATGTATGGAACGGCACATCATGGTTTAATGCTGGTCCAATCGTAGGCCCACAAGGCGACTCAGGCTTCTCTGGTTACAGCGGCACATCTGGCGCGTCTGGTATCTCTGGTTTCTCAGGTGACTCCGGCATTTCTGGCTTCTCTGGTGACTCTGGTATTTCTGGCTTCTCAGGGGACTCTGGCATTTCTGGCTTCTCTGGTTACAGCGGCTCTGGTCTATCAGGTTTCTCTGGTTATAGCGGTTCTGGTGTTTCCGGTTTCTCTGGCTTCTCTGGTTACAGCGGATCTGGCGTATCTGGCTTCTCAGGTGAATCGGGTTACAGTGGTTACAGTGGCTCTGGTTTATCTGGCTTCTCTGGCTATAGCGGTTCTGGCATTTCTGGTTACAGCGGATCTGGTGTATCTGGTTTCTCTGGTTACAGCGGTCAGTCTGGTTACAGCGGTACTCCAGGTAACTCAGCTAACTTCTTTCAATACCAAGCAAACACATCAATCAGAACAGGTTACCCAACCGACGGTCACTTGTTATGGAATAATGCTACACAAACTAGCGCAACATCCATTAATGTTAGCCACCTCACTGATACTAGCTTAGACGTTGATATTTTCTTGGCTTCCTTAAAACAAGGCCAACAATTTACCATCCAAGCTCAAACTTCAAGTGCAGACTACCAAGTTTGGCAAGTTTCTGGTACTCCAACTAACACCAACCCTGGTGCGTCTAATAGCTACTGGACTTACCCAGTAACATTAGTATCGTCTAATGGTCAAGGCACAACTAACTTTAGTAATAATGAAACGTTGATTCTGGCTGTTGTTCAAGGTGTGTCTGGTTATTCAGGATACTCTGGCTACAGCGGTGCAGCGGGTGCTGGCGGTACAATCGGTAACTGGGGTTCGTTCTGGGATACTACAACTCAAACAACAACTGCAAATACACCAACAGTAATTACTTTAAATACTGCTGATCCAAATAATACTGGAGTATCGGTTGTTAGCGGGTCAAGAGTAACTTTTGCCAATGCTGGAACTTATAGCTTAACCTTTTCTTTACAATTTACAAATCACAGCACAGCATTAGGAAGCACTCAAGTTTGGCTAAAGAAAAATGGCACAAATATTCCAGATAGTAATACTCATTATGATGTGCCAGACAAACAAGGTAGCGCTTATTCATCCAATGTATTAACTGTTAATTTTGCATTTAATGTTAATGCAAATGATTATGTAGAGCTTTATTGGGATACAGCAAACACTTCTGTTTATTTAGAAACTATTGCTGGCAATGGAACTTATCCAGAAACACCATCAGTAATTTTTACTGCAACTCAGGTAATGTACACCCAATCGGGTTACAGCGGTGCTTCAGGCTTCTCTGGTATCTCTGGTTATAGCGGTGCTAACGGAACTTCAGGCTTCTCCGGTTATTCAGGTTACAGCGGTTCCGGTGTATCTGGTTTCTCTGGTATCTCAGGTTTATCTGGTTACAGTGGTTCTGGCTTGTCAGGCTTCTCTGGTTACAGTGGCTCTGGTGTTTCTGGCTTCTCTGGTTACTCTGGTTACAGCGGCTCTGGTATTTCTGGATACTCAGGTATTTCTGGTTACAGCGGCTCTGGTATCTCTGGTTACTCTGGCTACTCTGGCGCATCTGGTATCTCTGGATTCTCTGGTGACTCAGGTACCTCTGGCTTCTCCGGTGACTCTGGCATCTCTGGATTCTCTGGTGATTCTGGTTTTTCTGGTGACTCTGGTATCTCAGGATTCTCTGGCATCTCCGGATTCTCCGGCGCGTCTGGCATCTCTGGATTCTCCGGCGCGTCTGGCATTTCTGGATTCTCTGGTACATCTGGTATCTCAGGCTTCTCTGGCGACTCTGGCATCTCTGGTTTCTCTGGTTACAGCGGCTCTGGCGTATCTGGTTTCTCTGGTTACAGCGGTTCTGGTATCTCCGGCTTCTCTGGCTATTCTGGTTACAGCGGATCAGGTATCTCAGGCTTCTCTGGTGCTTCTGGATACTCCGGTATTGGCACATCAGGCTTCTCTGGTTACAGCGGTTACAGTGGTGTAAACGGAACTAGCGGTTTCAGTGGTGCATCGGGTATCTCAGGCTTCTCAGGTACATCAGGCTTCTCTGGCGACAGCGGTATTTCAGGTTTCTCTGGCGACAGCGGTATCTCTGGATTCTCTGGCGCGTCTGGCATCTCTGGATTCTCTGGTGCATCTGGTATTTCAGGCTTCTCCGGCGCATCTGGTATTTCTGGCTACAGTGGAACTAGCGGCGCATCTGGTATCTCTGGATTCTCCGGCGCCTCAGGCATTTCCGGCTTTTCTGGTATCTCTGGCATCTCTGGTTACAGTGGCTCTGGCATCTCAGGTTTCTCTGGCTACAGCGGATCTGGCGTATCTGGTTTCTCTGGTTACTCAGGCTATAGTGGTTCTGGTGATTCCGGATACTCTGGTTACTCTGGTTACAGTGGTATCGGTACCAGCGGATTCTCTGGTATTTCTGGATACTCTGGTATCTCTGGTTACAGCGGAACCAACGGAGCTTCTGGTATCTCTGGTTTCTCAGGCGCCTCAGGCATCTCTGGTTACAGTGGCTCTGGTATCTCCGGCTTCTCTGGCGCATCTGGTATCTCTGGTTACTCAGGCAGCCCAGCTTTAGCAACCTATGTAAGAACAAGCTTCACTGCTACTGGTGGTCAGACAACATTTAACGTCACCTACACAGTTGGTTACGTTCAAGTTTACCTAAACGGCGTATTGCTTAATGCCACTGATTACACAGCTACCAATGGCACTACTGTTGTATTAACAAGTGCAGCAAGCGCCGGCGACATCGTAGAAACAGTTGCTTATGCTGTCGTGGCTGTCGCATCAGGTACTTCTGGTTACAGCGGTCTATCTGGTTACAGCGGCTCTGGTGTATCTGGTTACTCTGGTTACAGTGGTTCTGGTGTATCCGGATTCTCTGGTACTTCAGGTTACTCAGGTCTGGGTTTATCTGGTTACAGCGGTACTTCTGGTTACAGCGGTATTGGTACTAGCGGCTTCTCTGGTATCTCTGGTTACTCTGGCTCTGGTTTAAGTGGCTTCTCAGGCTTCTCCGGTTACAGCGGATCTGGTTTATCTGGTTACAGCGGTACTTCTGGTTACAGCGGTATTGGTACTAGCGGTTTCTCTGGTTTCAGTGGTATTGGAACTAGCGGTTACTCTGGTATTTCTGGTTACTCAGGAACTAACGGTTCAAATGGTACATCTGGTTTCTCTGGTATCTCTGGTTACAGCGGCGCAACAGGTGGCACCGGCGGTACTGGTACTTCTGGTTTCTCTGGCTACAGTGGAACACCTGGTTCATCAATATTAGGAACTGCAAATACTTGGACTAATACCAATACTTTTAATAATACCATCACTGGTTCTATTACTGGTAATGCTGGAACAGCTACTACTGCTACAAACCAATCAGGCGGAACAGTAAGCGCAAGTACAGGAACATTTACAGGGTCTATAACAGTTAGTTCGGGAAATGTTTCTAATAATGGTATTATCCTTGCTGATGACGGTGATATTGTTGACCCGAACACTGGATATTGCGCTATGCGATTTAGCTCAGGCGTTCAAATTTATAGTGGAAATAGGACTGGGTCAGCAGTTATAACTCTTGCTAGTAGCGGAGCAATAACTGCATCTAATAACATCACTGCCTATTCGGATGAACGAGTAAAGAAAAACTGGAGATCTGTCCAAGAAAACTTTGTAAGTAAATTGGCAAAAGTTAAATCTGGAATTTACGATAGAACAGATATTGAGGCAACTCAAGCGGGTGTTTCAGCGCAATCCTTACAAGAAGTTTTATCGGAAACAGTGGTAGAAAATGAAGAAGGAACTTTATCCATAAACTATGGCGCTGCTGCTATGGTTTCTGCTGTTGAACTAGCAAAGATTGTTGAAGAATTACGTGCTAAAGTTACAGAACTGCAAGCTGAAATCGAAAAACTTAAAAAATAATGTAGTATAATATAAAGGTTTGTACAAACCTTTAAAGGAAAAACATGAAATATAGTATCGTTATACCAACGTATAACAATTGCGAGAAGTATTTAAAACCTTGCATAGATTCAATCATCAAATATACTGACATGACCAACGTAGAGTTGGTTGTATCAGCAAATGGATGCAAGGACAATACTAAAGCATATTTGGATTACCTACAAACCGCAGTGCCTAATTTGCAAGTGGTTTGGAGCAACGAAGCGTTAGGTTTTCCAAAAGCCGTTAACAACGGTATTAAAGTAGCTAAGGGATACAAAATTGTATTGTTAAATAACGATACGGTACTATTAGATCAGCCAAAAAATAGATGGTTAGATTACTTAGATGTTGGTGATATTTCTGGTGTATTGTTTAACTATTCAGAAATCACCAAACGCAAGTTCATAGTATTTTTCTGTGCAATGATCGATAAAAAAGTATTTAATTCGATTGGGTTGCTAAATGAAGAATACAAAACTGGCGGTTGTGATGATATTGAGTTTTGCTTAAAAGCCGAAGAGGCTGGTTTTACTTTGGTAGATACCAGCAATGAAGGCCGGTTCCCAATATACCATGTGGCCGAAGGCACAATGCACGATGAAAAATTGGTGCAAGAGTGGAAGCAAAAGTTTTTATTAAATGAGTTGCTTTTAGCAAAGAAATATAATAAAGAGTGGTACTACTGGCGCTTGTCAAATAACTACGAGCGAGCTGTTTTCCTAAAAGGCGATGAAGTTTTTCCAAGGGAAACACAACGGTACGAATGGGCAGCTAAAAATATTCTAGGCACTAACGTTTTAGAAATTGGTTGTTCTACAGGATATGGAGTACAGTTTTTTCCGATGCGCACCAAATATTTGGGTTTAGATTATGACCCGATTATTGTGGATGTAGCAAAAGACCAGAAATGGGGTGAAAACTGTGATTTTGATTGGGCAGATATTAATAACTATCAGCTTGGTCAATACGATACCATTATTGCGTTTGAAGTGGTTGAGCATTTAGATAATGGTATTGAGATTGTTGAGAAGTTAAAGTTACACTGCAAGCGGTTGTTAATTACCGTGCCACACAATGAACCAAAAGGTTTTTGGGGTGAGCACCACAGATTGCACGGGTTAACAGAAAAAGATTTCCCGGGTTTTGAGTTTACTTACATTAGCCACAACGGTAATATTTCTAATACCATGGTGCCAGTAAGTAACGACAATATGAGCAACCTGATGATTTGCAGGTGGGACAATGAGTAAGGTTTTATGCTCGGTGGCGACACGGGGGCGCTACTTTACAACATTGCCCCTGGTATTAAACGCGATTATTAATCAAAGTAAACCAGTTGATAAACTGATTATTTTTGATGATAATGATGAGCCGCAAGACATGCGCAAGGAAATGATTTATTCATATTTCTTTAAAATGTTAGATTTAAAAGCAATTCCTTGGGAATGGGCGTTTGCAGAGAAAAAAGGCCAACACCACATTCACCAACGAGCAAATGACACTGCAGTAGAACATGGTTATGATTGGGTGTGGCGTTGTGACGATGATGCAATCCCAGAACCAGATGTATTAAAAACGTTATACAAACACATTGGCGATGATGTAGGTGCAGTTGGTGGTTCAATATTAACCCCACCAAATTTGTTTGAAAATATTAACGCCACTGGTAAAATTGACAACATTGATAATGAACCAAACGTTCAATGGAGTCCTATTAATCGGGTTAAAGAAATTGAACATTTACACTGCTCTTTTTTATATCGCGCTGGGGTGTACGATTATAATACTGGTCTTTCACGGGTAGCACACCGAGAAGAGACTTTATTTACTTACGGTTTGTTTCAAAAAGGTTATAAAGTTTTGGCGGTGCCTGGTGCAACAACATGGCATATGAAGAATCCTGAAGGCGGGATTCGTAGCGAAACAAAACAGGGTCTTTATGAACATGATGAAAAAATCTTTAGAAACATTTTGGCTCACAAAGATAAAACCATCGTTGTTCTCAATTGCGGTCTGGGTGATCACGTTGTTTTCAGTCATGTATTACCTGAACTTGTCGATCCGGTGGTATTTACTTGCTACCCTGACGTAGTGCCCGGTAGATCAATTGCAGAGGCGCAGCAGTTGTTTGGTAGTTTAGAGCCATATAATATTTATAAAAAGATGGCAACATGGAAGTGGAAAGATAGTCTAGAAAAAGCATACAGAAAGCTTTACCTATGATTATTATCTCACCATATTCCAAAAAATTAATAAGCGGTAAACAAAACCCGAAGAATTATCCGTATTGGAAAGAACTCATTAGTCAAATCAATAAGCCAATAGTTCAAGTAGGTGTGGAGGGTGAGGAACAACTAGTTCCCGACTTTAGAAAAAATTTACCGCTTGCAGAATTACGAAAACTGATAAAAGAATGCCAAACTTGGATTTCTTGTGACAGTTTTTTGCAGCATTTAGGATGGGACGAAGGAAAACCTGGAATAGTATTGTGGGGCCCTTCTGATCCGTTAATATTCGGACATCCTGAAAACATTAACCTATTAGCAGATCGTGCACATTTAGTGCCAAATCAATTCCTTTGGTGGGAAGCGACAGAACACAGCAATATACGATTTGTTAAACCTGAAGAAGTATTAAAGCATTTAAACAAGGGATAACATATGGCAGCATCCGGTTATACATCACTGAGTCTTTACCATAGCAGCACACCGTCTGCTGTGCCGACGGCTGGCAATTTAGTTGCTGGTGAATTGGCAATTAATACCGCCGATGGAAAACTGTTTTATAAAAACGCCTCAGGTATTGTACAAAACTTAACTGGTATTTCTGGTGGCAGCGGTGTTTCTGGCTACAGCGGCTTTAGCGGCGCAACCGGAACTTCTGGTTTTAGCGGCGCAACCGGATCCAATGGATCAACCGGAGCATCCGGTTTCAGTGGTTACTCTGGCGCTGCTGGAGGTGGCGGATCGGCTGGACTAACAGCACAACTCTTTTTATCAAATGGCACATTTACTGTACCAGCGGGGGTTTCTTTAATAAAAATAATTTGTATTGGCGGTGGTGGTGCTTGTGGGTATGATACTGGTTATGAAAATTATGCTGGATACGGCGGATATGCTGAAGGATATTACACAGTTTCACCTGGCGGAACATATTCAGTAACTGTCGGCGCTGGAGGCGCTGGACAAAATTCTAGTACATATGGAAATAACGGTGGTGCAAGTTCATTTAGTACCATTATTAGTGCAACTGGTGGTCAAGGGCAGCAAAATTATTTTCCTGGAGCTAATGGTGTTGGAATTAACGGAACAGTGCGAAATATAAATATTGGGATTGTTCAAACAGTATTTGTAGGGACCATTACAAGCGATAATAACGGTTCTCCTGCAAATAGACCGGCACAAACTTGGAATATTAATTCAAGTTATTCCCCTGGAAGTAGGGGAGCTGGTTGGGGTGATTACGCTTCTGGCGCACCCGGCTGGAGCGGCCTTGTTTTAGTTGAATGGTAATAGGAAAATAAAATGCAAGCATTAATAGATCCAACATCGTTAGTTCAGTACGTGTCTTCTTGGAATACGACAGTTACACCAAATGTGCCAGTACTTTCTACATACCCAAATAGCGCAAGAATATGTCAAATTGAACCTGACTCAGATGTCTTTCAAGTAGCAGAACCTTTATTTTGGACAGCTTGTTCAGATACCATTAATACTTATGAATTTTATTATGATACTGCTGATCAAAGTTTTAAACCAATTGTAAACGTGCCTAAACCAGCACCAACTCTTTAATTTCAGGAACGCTTTATGACAATCCCACGTAATTTTTCCAAAGTTGCCCCAGGAGCCAGTACCGCTGGTGTCCTTGGTATAACTAAGGGAGGCACCGGGTTAGATACAGTTGGTATTTCGGGGCAGGTACTAATATCTGACGGCACGGGTTTTGCTTTTGCAACCGGACCCACCGGAGCATCTGGCACTTCTGGATTTTCTGGCGCATCGGGTATTTCCGGTTTTTCAGGAGCATCAGGTATTTCTGGATATTCTGGTATTGGCACATCCGGTTTTTCTGGTTACAGTGGTTCTGGTATCAGTGGTTACTCTGGTTACTCTGGTTACTCTGGTTCTGGCGTATCGGGATTTAGTGGCACTTCTGGCTACTCTGGTATTGGCACATCAGGCTTTTCTGGTTACAGCGGTATCAATGGCACTAGCGGTTTTAGCGGCGCAGTAGGCACTTCAGGTTTCTCCGGCATTTCTGGCTACTCTGGTTCCGGCGTATCTGGTTTTTCTGGTTACAGCGGTTCTGGCGTATCAGGTTTTTCTGGTTACAGCGGTTCTGGTGTATCTGGTTTTTCTGGTTACAGCGGTTCTGGTATCTCTGGTTACAGTGGTATTGGCACGTCAGGTTTTTCTGGTTACAGCGGAATCAACGGATCTAATGGAACCTCTGGTTTTAGTGGTATCTCAGGTTACTCTGGTGTTTCTGGTTTATCAGGATATTCTGGTTCTGGCCTATCAGGTTTCTCTGGTTATAGCGGCTCTGGTATATCAGGCTTTTCTGGTTTTTCCGGTTACAGCGGTTCTGGTATCTCTGGCTACAGTGGAGCAGTAGGTACATCTGGTTTTAGTGGTCAAGTAGGTACTTCTGGTTTTTCTGGTATATCAGGTTTCAGTGGTAGATCTGGTTTCTCTGGTTCAACAGGACCAACAGGACCAACGGGTACTGGATCACCTGGGCCAACTGGACCTACAGGTGGTCCCGGACCTACTGGCTCGCCGGGACCTACAGGCGGCCCCGGACCAACAGGACCAACAGGACCAACAGGACCCCCCGGAGCCGGTGCATCTACATCCTTTAATACTGTAGGTAGTTATTCTTTTGTTGGTGGTAATTTAGGCAGCCTTCAAAGTTTTACTGCCGGTTCAAATTATTCCGCTGGTTTTGGTAACAACCAAATTTTTGCTTATGCTGGTTTTGCTTGCGGTGCTGGTTATCAAGCTTTATCGGGAACTTGGAAGTGGATGGCAGCTTCTGTAAATATTGGTGGATGTGGGGGAAGTGCTAATGGAAACATTGCGGTTCGTATCGCTTAATTAAAGGAAAAAATTTTGGCGCATTTACCAATTTGGTATCTTGGACAAATTTCGGAAGAAGAATGTAATAAAGCAATTGAAGAACTTAAAAACATTCCGTCAAAAGACGCGGTAATGGGCGCCAATGGTGAAGTTGCTGATAAAACTAATCGAGACACCACGGTTCATTTTGCTGGTAAAGAACATTGGTTTGGTTTAATTATGCACCAATATGGTTTAAAAGGCAATACAGAGTGTCGGTGGAACTTTGATTTGAATAATTTTGAAGCCGTGCAATTTGCTCAGTATGGTCCTGGGCAACATTACAATTGGCATATCGATACATTCCTATTGTCTGCTAGGGGATACGATCGCAAAGTAACTGTGGTTTGTCTTATGAATGACCCATCTGAATTTGAAGGTGGTGAGCTACAATTACGATTTGAAAGACAAGAATACACTGCGCCTTTAAAAAAAGGTTCTGTAATTGCGTTTCCTTCGTTTATAGAGCATCGTGTAACCCCAGTAACTTCAGGAATAAGATATACTTCAACAATGTGGATTAATGGACCAGAGTTTAAATAAAATATGTTAACTATTCAATACGCTAAAAACCCTTTTTACAACGACCCCGACAATGTGACTGTTTTTTTAACGGTTAAATTTGAAGAAATGGCGGAAGAATTGCCGTTTACAGCAACTCCTTATGATGATATGGATTACGGTCGTCAATTATGTTTTAATGCAAAAGCTGAACTTTATGGTCCAATAAAATCGTGGGAAGAAAATCCTTATTACACTCCACCTGTTGGATTAGACCAACCAGCTACTAACGGCACACAACAAGCATGACGATTTACGGTATTTATCCTAATTCAACACCTGAATTTCGAATTTTTCAAAAAGAAAACAAAAAATTTGAAATGCAAGTGCGTTATATAAATACACAAATGAAGTATACCGGAAAATGGATGCCTGTTAAAACGGAACAAGAAAATGGTTCAGCAAGCATTTTTAAAACATAGTTTTACCTACGATGGTGCACAACTTAATGTGTACCACGCCGATAAAGGTCAAGGATTACCGAAACACCAACACAGCTATTCTCATGCAACTATGTGCAACGCGGGGTCTTGTTTAGTAAGTCTTGAAGGTCGTAGTTACACAATCAATAAAGATAGCCAACCTCTCAATCTTCCCGCGGGCGAATGGCACGAAATTGAAGCACTAGAAGACGGGACTGTATTTGTTAATGTATTTGCTGAAGGAAAGTATTAAAACTTATGGCAACATATTTACCTAGCTCTGGCGCAATTTCACTAAACGACATCAATAATGTGTTTGGTCGTGGTCGTAATTTAAACGCTTACAGAGGCACTACTTATTACACAGCAAGTGGTGGACCGTTTACTTTTTCAAGTGGCGCGATATCCATGAATAGTTTTTATGGAACTGGACCAAGCGCTAACTTCACACTTGCTTTTAATAACGGGGATGACTTTTATCTTAATACTCAAGTCATTGGTATGACTTATTCTCAAATATATATTAACACCGATGGTTCAATAATTAGAAATACTAGATTTAACGAAGCAACCGATAGAGGTCCAACCGCTTGGGGAAGCCCTTTAACTGGAGGCGTTGGTTCTTCTTATGAATTTAGGGTAGTTATGTCTTCTGTTTATACTGACGGTGGAACATTTACAGTTGCTGGTGTTACTTACTCTTCAGCTACTACAACACCTTGGTACACACTTTCAAGTAATCGACTTATATTAGCTGATTCCTATTACTATGAAGTATATTCTTATGGCACCATAGAAATTCGCAATATTTCAACACTTGCAACAATATCACGTGGATACTATATACGTGCTCAGGGTGATAACCCTTAATGGATATGATTAAAGAAGCCAAACACCTAGTTAAGTTATTCTTAGTGCGTACTGGTTATGCTGGTATTACTTTGCCCCCATTTGGTATTTACATACTCAAAGAGCGCATGAACGAAACAACTCTTAGAAACCATGAGCTAGTTCACTGGGAACAGTATAAGAAGTTGGGTGCTATTGGTTTTTACGCAAAGTACCTGTATTACAACTTTAAATACGGCTATTGGAACAACCCAATGGAAGTAGAAGCTAGACAAAAATCTATTTAAAAAAAATAATATGAACGAACAATTCCCCGATCCATACAAATACGGAAAATTAGTTGCCCAAGTAGAGGCAATGGAAAAGAAGATTGATAAGCTTGAAGCTGGCATGGAAGAGCTTCTTGAACTTGCCAACCGTTCCAAAGGCGGATTTTTTGCTGGCATGGCTGTTGTGTCTGCCGTCTCAGCGCTTGTCGGATATATAACTCACCACTGGATGAAATAACATGGAACAACAAACATACATTGAAACCGCCAAAGAAGTTGCTGGCAAAGCAATTGGCAAACATGGCCTAGTGTACATTACCATTATTGTGGCGATGGGTGTGGGCGCTTCTATTGTGCTTGAAGAAGGCAAGATGGCTGCGGTAATGGGCTTGCTTGGTGCTTCTTTAACCGCTTTAATTTCTATGCTTAATGGTGTGGCCGGTGCTAATCCTAAACAAGAGAAGCCTGAGTTTGAAATTATGAAAGAACTTATTTCACGTTTAGACGGTATGGCTGACCGCGACCCAATGAGCGTTGAAGTTCATGGTGACAAAGTTGTGGTTAAAAAAGGTGAGCACGAAACTGTTGTTGGTAAAAAATAATGTTAGGAATTGATGACATCATTGGCGTAGGAATGAAGCTGGTTGACAAGCTTATTCCTGACCCAGCACAAAAAGCACAAGCTCAGTTAGAGTTAGCTAAACTAGCCCAAGACGGCAAATTAGCGGACATCCAAGCTGACATTAACGAAGCCCAAGAATTGACAAAACGTCAGCAAGCGGATATGACATCCGATTCTTGGTTATCTAAAAACATTAGACCAATGACCCTTATAGCAATTCTAGCAGGGTATTTTGTATTTGCCATGATGTCCGCTTTTCATATGGACACCAATACCAAGTACGTTGAGCTGCTTGGCCAATGGGGTATGCTTATTATGTCTTTTTATTTTGGCGGTCGTACGCTAGAGAAAATTATAGACATGAAAGAAAAATCAAAAGAATAAACCCCGATTTGCGATATACTAGCGCAAAGTAAGGAGTAAAAATGAAAAAATTCATAGCAGTACTGCTGTGGGTTCTGGGCGTGGCCGCAGTAATCCACTTCACAAATCGTTACACCCATATTGAAGAAGATATCATGGCAATAGCAAAATCTACCCTTTCCTTTATTACCAAGGAAGAAGGCGCCCGTAACAAAGCATACAAGGACTCTAAAGGACTTTGGACAATTGGCGTAGGCCACCTTATCAAATCCGATGAACAGCACCTGATTACAGCCACCCTGACAGACGAACAAGTAGAAGACCTACTTAAAAGCGATTTAAAGTGGTGTAGTGAGGCCGTAGAGAACTCGGTGAAGGTACCCCTTCAGCAGAACCAATTTGACGCCCTATACAGCCTGTGCTTCAATATTGGGGGCACTGCCTTTAAGAACTCTACCGTAGTCAAGCGAATTAACGCTAATGACCTTCCAGGGGCCGCGGATGCTATTTTGATGTGGAACAAACCGGCAGTCTTACAAAAACGCCGGGAACGAGAAAGAGCGCTGTTTTTAGGGGCGTAAATTGCTTTATTTTTGCATTAGTGTATATAGGACAACTTAAAGGAACTATCATGGAAGGCTTCAAAACAAATCCAAAAATGGCAAAAAATTTGCCCTGCTACAAAGAAGGCGGCGCTGTTTATAAATCACGTCATTCTGAGAAAAAAGAAATGAGTGAGGATGTAGCCCAGGACAAAAAGATTGTCAAAAAAGCTTTTTCTATGCATGACAAGCAAGAACATAAAGGTGAGCACACAGACCTTTCCAAACTCAAAAAAGGTGGTCGCGCCAAAAAAGACTGCGGCACCGTACGCAAATACAAAACTGGTGGCATGGTGGAAAACCAATATGCAGCTAAAAAGTCCGGTAAAGACATTAAAGATATCGCCAATACCAAGCGCCAAAAACCAGAAATGTTATGTGGTGGAGGCAAAGCCTATGCAACTGGCGGTTCTGTTCAAGCAGGTGCTACAGTCTCTCAACAAAAATTTTATGATCAAAATAAAGCTGCAGCAAAGAAAAAAGAAGCTGCCGCTGATTACGAAGCTTTTGGTTCCCGTGGTGATGCAGCCCGCAAAGGCATGGCAGAAGGTCGCATGGACGCCCTTGGAAATCCTTACAGAAGAGGCGGAAAGGTCTGCTAATGCCATACAAATCAAAAGATCAACAAGCAGCAATGTACGCTGCGGCCGCTGGTAAATCTACTCTTGGTATTCCTAAAAAGGTTGGCAAAGAATTTGTTAAAGCTGGCCCAGCTAGCAATAAATTACCCCAAAAAGTAATGAAACGAGCCGCTGGCCGCGGAAGGTAATATGGCGTATTCAGATACGTACAATAAAACCAAGATTACTGTTGATCAGTTAATCTCGTACGCTTATCGCGATGCCGGTAAAACGGCAGAAGAAATGACGCCTGAGTATGTTAATGCTGGGCGTCAAGCATTGTTCTACATCCTACAAAACAGTGTCAACCGCGGCATCAATATTTGGTTGCAAAAGATTGAAGTGTTGGGACCACAAACCAACCAGCAAGTCCTTTACATGCCGCCCAATTGCGTGGATGTATTAGAAGCCAATTGGGTTTATATTGTAAACCCCACCATCTCTGCAGCACTTCCAATCGACAACATTGATTCTCCTATTTTGTTTGACCAGCAAACCAATAGTGATTTAGAATTACATGCTACATCCACACTTGCTGAAAACTATTTTGGTGTGGCATATGACGGGCAGCAACGTATTTACTATGTTGGATTTAACTGCTATGCACCGATTACTGGCGAAGCAACTTATAATTTAGATTTTCAAGTTAGTAATGATGGCATTGATTGGGTTACTTGGCAAGCGTTGCCAGAGACCACATTAAAAGACAGAACTTGGGCATACTTTCCAATTAACGTATCGCAGCAGTTTTACTACTATAGACTAAATAACCGTGATACTGGGAATACCTTTTCGCTTAGATCAATTCAGTTTGCTCAAAGCCAGCAAGTTATTCCGATGGCAAGACTTAATCGTACGGATTACTTCTCTTTACCAAACAAACAATTCCCAAGTCAACGTACTTTACAATATTGGTTTGATCGACAGATTGTGCCCGAAATGTATTTGTGGCCAGTGCCAAATAACAACTTTCAAGTATTTTCGTTTATCCTGGAATTACAACCTCAAGATGTAGGTTCGTTAACAAACGAACTGTATATGCCTGATCGTGTCATCCCATACTTCCAAGCTGCCCTATCACACAAACTGGCTATGCAGTTGCCACAAATTGATTTAAATCGAGTTGCATATTTGGAAAAACTGGCATTGCAAGCACGTACCGAATTTGAAGAAGAAGATCGCGATAAGTCGCCTATTTACTTCCAACCCAATATTAGCTACTACACACGATGACCAACGCATACGTTCAAACTTACGATAATTTAGTAGCTGATGTCATTTCCTACATGGAAAGAAATGATGTTGGGTTTATTGCTCAAATACCAAGCTTAATTGGTTTGGCAGAATCTGCAATTGCTGCTGAACTAAAAACGTATTTGCAACTTACCGTTGTAGAAACTACACTATTGGAAAACCAAGTTGTTCTTGCAAAACCTGCGCGGTGGAGAAAAACAACTTCTATGAAAGCAAACGGTAAACCTATTTTAATGCGTTCACAAGATTATATTGCACAATATCAATCTGAATCAACGCCAGGTCAAGTTTTGTATTACGGCGAATATGACTACAACAATTGGGCGTTTGCTCCTGCACCAAATGCAGATACCCCCGTTGAAATTATTTATTACAGTGAAATTCAACCGTTAGATTCGTCTAACCAACAAAACCTTTTTACAAGAGAAGCGCCACAAGCGATGTTATTTGGCACATTATTACAAGCTCAGGGGTATTTAAAAGCACTAGATAAATTGCCAGTGTGGAAACAATACTACACAGACGCTTTAGCAGCACTTAAAAAAGAAGACAACTCTCGCCGTATTGATCGCAACACTACGGTTCAGGAACCATAAAATATGTCAACATTTGTATCCCCATTTACTGGCGACGTTATCCTACCAACGGACGTATCCTATTATGCTCTCTCATTTAGTGCCGACACTCAGCTTGTCTGGCCTGCTGTCGTTAACGGTCAACAAGTTCCTGCCTCCCGTATTATGGATTGTGTTGCTACTCTTGGCAATCTTAACATCTTATTACCTGATGCTACTCAAGGTTCGCTTGGAACAGACATCCTTATGCGAAATTTGGGCCTCAATGATTTTGTGGTTACGGACGCAGATGGTGGGCAATCGGTTACGGTTGCTGTTGGTAAATCTCGTTACTTCTATCTTACTAATAACACTTCTTTGGGCGGTACTTGGGCAAACGTAGAGTTTGCTGCTGGCACATCTTATGCTGATGCGGCAACGTTGCAAGGCGCTGGATTAACAACTATTTCTGGTAAATTGGCAACCACCCAAAATATTGTAAACGTTACTACGACACCAACTATTACCAACGCAAGCCGTGCTGCTACATTTGTATGGAACAGTGGCGCGGGTATGTTTCCGTTGCCAACTATTGGTTCGTTATCTACGGGATGGTACATTGGTTTTAGGAACGCCGGCACAGGTTCATTAACTATTATTCCACAAAGCCCTACATTAATTAACGGCCAAGCTAGTATTGTTGCTAACCCGGGTGATTCTGGATATATTATTTTTGACGTTAACTCTGGCAACTTTATTACGGTTGGACTGACTTCTCCAGCAAACGTAACATTTACATCAGCAACTTATGATGTGGATTCTATCCCTGGCAATACTTTTAGTTTAATTACCTATGCGCCTATTATTCAAAACTACATTGCACAAACGGGTTCTCGCACACAAACGCTAACTGTAACTTTACCAGCAACAACTCAAATTTATATTTTAATTAATGCTACAGGTCATGCCGATTACAATGTGCAATTTGTTATTGAAGGTAGCGTACAACCACCATTGGTTGTTGCGACTGGCAATATTGCAACGGTTTTAAGTGACGGTCAAAATCTGTATTTGTTAACATCTACAGCATCTAATATTTTTTATGCTGTTGATGGTGAAGCAGCCTCACCAGCTTTTTCATTTATTTCAGACTCTACAACTGGTATGTATTTACCTGGACTAAACATTCTTGGTTTAGCTGCTAATGGTGTTGAAATTATTGATATAAACAACACTAATACTTTGCAACCATTGGTTACCGTAAATGCAGAATTAAGAGCCCAATTAATTTCAGGTGGAACGTTTTAAATGGCGGCTGATGACCGACAGCAGGATAGCACTCAATTTACACAGATTTACAGCCTGGTAATTCCGGCTGGTATTAGACGCGACGGTACAGTATTCCAAAATGACCAATACACTGATGGTGTATGGTGTCGTTTTCAACGCGGTGAAGCAAAGAAAATGGGTGGGTTTGCCACCCTTTTTACTAGTTTTAGTGGCATTTACCGGGGTATGATTAACATACCATACAACGGTGTAAACTATGTATTTGCGGGTAATGCCGCAGGTTTAGACGTTTTTACAACCGGAACGACTTACGGTAGCGGTAGCGGCCCTTATGTTTGTGTTCCCTTACATGGTTCAGTATTTGCCAATGTAACATCAAATACTACATCCCAGGTTGTTGTACCTGGCGATGCTACAGTAACATTTGGTGTTGGTACAGAATTTATTATTGATCAAATTGGAACCCCTGTTGTTTATACAATTACTGGTTCTACTTATGCAGTTGGTCCCCCAGCGCAAACTACCATTAATTTTACGCCAAGTGCCCCCGCCGGCACAATCAGTAAAATTTGGTTAAATGATAGTATTTTTACACCGGATTCTCGCAACGATTGGCAGTTTGATGCTCAGTTTAGTCCATCAGGTGGTTTGTTAAATGTTTTAGCTCACCCAGGTAAAAATTTACAAAATATTGACAGTGGTGTTACATCACAAGTACTTGTGGGTAACGTGGCGCCAGATGCTAATAATCAATTTTTATTAACTGGTTTGTGTGATAGTAACGGCCAAAATCCAACATATAAACCAATCAGTGTTGATGGTGGTGTTTGCGTTTTATATCCGTTTATTTTTGTATACGGATCACATGGCTTTATTGCTAACAACAACGTAGACGTAACACCCGGTAACTATGCCACACAAAACTTTTACGATTGGAATGGTCCATTTGCCAACCAGGTAAACGTAGCAAGTTCTAAAATTGTCAAAGGCATGGTAATGCGCGGTGGTACTAATTCGCCATCCGGATTATTTTGGGCTACTGATAGTTTAATTCGTGTTTCCTTTAACCCGCAAGCTACAAGTTTGTATTGGTCATACGATATTATTTCTAGCCAAATTTCTATCATGTCGTCCAATGCTGTTGTTGAAATGGATGGCATATTCTTTTGGATGGGTGTTGACCGATACTATATGTACGGTGGATCAGTCAAAGTATTGCCTAACGACAAAAACGTAAACTATTTATATAACAATATTAATTACGAGCAAAGACAAAAAGTTTGGGCCACTAAAATTCCAAGGTATAATGAGATTTGGTTCTTTTATCCTCGCGGCACAGCAACAGAATGTACCGATGCAATTATTTATAACGTAAAAGACAATTTGTGGTATGACGCCGGCCAAGCTATTGGTAGCCGCCGTTCTTGTGGTTATACAACTGAATTATTTCCCACACCAATTTGGGCTGGTTGGGAATACAATACATCATTTAGTAATCCTATTGCAATTATTAATACTCCTGTAGGAGCACCGGCACCTGCATCTAACCAGGTTTATCTTGGTAATGATGTATCTAACATTGTAAGCCCTGGCGATACTATTACGCTTTCTAGCGATTTAACTAGTGATCCACAAAAAACATATTCCGTTATTGGAAGTACTTATGATTTTGGATATAACGCCACGCTTGTAACAGTGTCTGTTAATTTTACAACTAGTACTGATGCTGGTGTTTTAGTATTTCCTACATCCGGTGGCTATACTATTTGGCAGCATGAACACGGCCTAAACCAAATTACACTTCAAAATGAATTGGCTGTTTATTCTAGCATCACCACCAGTGACATTAGTTGGTTAACTGGAAACCCCAGTCAAAATGGTATTACAGGTATAAATCGTCGTATGCATTTACGCCGTGTTGAGCCTAACTTTTTGCAAACTGGCACTATGTCAATGACAATTTTAGGTCGCAAGTTTGCTTCAGGACAATACGAAGAAAACTCAGGTCCTTACTATTTTACGCCTGATACAGGCAAAATTGACCTACGTGTAGAACATCGTTTGGTGCGTTTAAAATTTGAATCTAACGATATCAACGGAAATTATGAAATGGGTCGTAACTTAATTACTGCTGAGTTTGGTGATGAGCGCCCCTAGCATACAAGTCTTTTTTCCTTTTGTCCCAGCCACTATGACCTGGGAAGAATGGAACGGCAATTTTATTATTTATTATGGGCAGGAAACGTTGCCAGACGTGCCGGAATCAGAATGGCGCGATGCAGCAGACCAGATAGCCTCATTGCCTACATTTGCAGCATATCCGGTGCCAAACTCTAGCACCTTTGCAGATTGGCAAGATTGGGCCTCAGAAGTAACCACCATTATTAATGGTCCAAGTCATTGATTTAGGGCGAAAAAAGCCATAATTTTGCATTAGTAGATATACAACTAATGGGTTAAAATGGCTTGTAATGGACATTATAGAACTTTCTGACAGCCGGTTTCCTGAGTTTTTTGAACTTGTAAAAGTTATGGTGGCTGAGTCTGAATTTAAAGAAGCAAAACCGGATTTTGCCGCAATTTGGCGATTGTATAAAAATGAAAACGTTAACGTTTTTTTAGCAATTGACCAAAATAAAGTAATCGGGTTTATTAGTGGCTTAATAACCACTTACTTTTTTAGTAAAAAAATGCGGGTTACGGATTTAGGTTTTTACATTACCGAACAATATAGAGGCTCAAGAGCTGCTATTAAACTTATTAAAGCTTTAGAAGTTTGGGCAAAACAAAATAATATAACGGATGTTTGTTTAGGCCAAACAACAGCGGTAAACATAGAAAAAACTCAACAATTTTATAATAGGTTAGGTTATAAAACTGTTGGGTTTAACACAGTTAAACACTTGGAATAATAACAATATGTGCGATGGTTTAGGTGATGCTTTTAAAGGTATGGATCCTGGTCGAGCTATTGGCAATCTTCTTGCAAATCTCGACAAAACAGTGGGTAAAGAAATACCTGGTGGATGGACTACGGTTGCCGGTTTAGCAGCAGCTGTTGCAACCGCTGGCGCCGCATCTGGCTTTCTTGCCGAAGAAGCCGCAATTGAAGGCACTGAAATTGCTGGTGATGGAACTATTACTACAAATTTTACTGACGGATCTTCTGCTATAGTAGATCCTTCTGGCGCAACAACTTATATTACACCAGACAACTCGATTGCTGGTATGACTGAAGTGCCTGGTGGCGTTCCAGTTGAAGCACCTCCTGTGGGTGCCGATACAGTAGTACACGCCCCGGATTTTCCTACCCCCGGTGCCGAGTCAGTACCATCACCAACATCCACCCCTGGCGCTGATTCTGTATTAAACGCCCCCAATGTTAACGTCAACTTAACTCCTCCCGGAGTTACTAGCCCAGGGTCAATACTGCCTCCGTTAGAAGGTTCTGGTGCTATTCCTGGTGGCGCAGCAACCACAATCGGTGGTGGTGGATTAACTGGCGCATTGCCAGCCGGTACGGTGGTAGGTGACGGCACACTTGGAACAACACTTGGTCAAACTTATATGGCCACCGACGCCGGTGGTTTTGCGCTTGATGCTTTAGGAAACGCAATTCCTGCAAGTTCTGTGGGTATTGGTGGTTTTGCGCCTAGCACTGGTCTTGATGCTCTTGATGCCCTTTCTAAAGCTAAAAAAGTTGCAGATATTACTAAATCACTAACTGGCTCTTCTTCAGTTTCTAAAGTAAAAACCCCTTTTACAACAGGTATGTTACCGACAGCAGGACTGGGCTCATCAGTACCACTGAATACCGACACATCAAGTAATACTTATGAATCCCCTAAAGCAACATTTGTGCACGGTCAACAAATTGCTGTGCCAGGAATGACAGGGTCTGAAATTGCACCTACTGCACCACAAATGCAAACACAAGCTGTTACTCCATTAGATCTCCAATTAATTCAACAAGCTGCAGGTGGCGGTATTATTCATATGGCTGGTGGCGGTGATTTGCCAATGCAAGAAGTTCGCATGCGCGGTAAGCAGTTTGGTCATTATCAACCCCGTACCGGTTTAAGTCTTGTGCCCCATTTTGCGCCTGGTGGTGAAATTGAAGGGCACAACCCTACATTCTTTTCCCCTGGTGGTTTGGCGTCCATGGAAAACACCTACGTCAAAGGTGAAGGCGATGGAACAAGCGACAGCGTAGCAGCCATGTTAGCCGATGGTGAATTTGTAATACCGGCTGATGTAGTATCTAAACTTGGAAACGGCAGCAGCGATGCTGGTGCTAAAGTTTTAGATAATTTCTTAATTACAATTAGGGATCATGCACAAAAACATGATCCAAAAGATTTGCCACCAAAAAGCAAAGGTGCTTTGGCATACTTATTAGACGCGAATAAAAGAGTGAGAGCATAATGGCTGGAACAACAGGATCTACTGGGTTAAACAATCTGCTTACAGATAGTATGCAGGTGCAAACTACGCTGCCAGATTGGTACAATCGTGCACAGCAAAATGTTATTAGTAACGCCGGTACAGCTTTAGGACAAGCTCCTGCCTTTCAAAACACAGCGGCTCAAGGCGCAGTTAACACATTAAGCGGACCATCAAACCCTTATTCACAAGGCCAAGCTGCTTTAAATACAATTGCTACCGGTGCAGCTAATCCTTGGATTACTAGTGCCACAGGTCAAGTTACACCAAACACAGCAACACCGTTAGGTGGTTTATTTGCTGCTGAGAACGCACAATTAAACCAATTATTACCTAACTATACCGCTGGTGCAAACGCCGCCGGAATCGGTGCGGGACAATTTGGTAGCTTACGTGATATTACTGGTGTTTCTAAAGCTAAAGCAGATGCGCAATCTCAATTGTTTGCACAGCAAATGACTGCCGCATTACAAAATCAAAATGCTGGCGTGGCAGCTGGTACAGGACTTGGTGGTCTTGGTTCTCAATCAATAAAATCTGGCTTAGATGTTGGTGCTGCGCAAATGAACGCACCGTTTGTAGCACCTGGCAATTATGCTAACATGATTAATGCTGTAAACGTTCCTGGCACTGTTACACAACAAAACCAAATGGGTGGTGTATCCACACTAGGCGCATTAAGCAAGATCCCTTCTGCCGCTGGAAACTTATTAAATAGTTTAGGCATCACCGGAAAATCTTTTGGTGGTTTGGGTAATAAAGTTATGAACGCTTTAGGTTTAACCGGTAGTCCAGTACAAGGAACCGGCGCTAACGGTGGTCCAGGGCTTGGTCAAATAACTGGTTCAGATGGTAAAATTTATGAAGATCCATCTTACGGGACTGGCTACCAGGGACCAAATGTAACGAGTGACACTCCACCTCCTGAAGCACTAAACCCCGATGGTTCATATGGAGTTAATGTAGCAAATCCAAATTCTGGTTGGCATCAAGACCAAACCGGAAGTTGGTATAATGTTAATGAACCTTCCCAAATACCTTTACCTTCAACACCGGATTTAGCAGATGTTGGTAATATTGGTGACATGGGCAGCAGCCTGTTCGGTTAAAGATAAATTATATGATAAATCCAGATCAAGATACTAATAGTTCATTAACGACTGACAGCTCTGAGCCAAAAGGCGGTCTGCCGGTTATTTCCCCTATTAAATTTACTCCCGGTGGTAAAGGTCAAATTGCAACTATGACTGCTCCTAGCGGAATACTAATGGATGCAGAAACAAATAAAAACATTTTGCAAAACATGCAAAAACTTCTTGAGGAAAAACCTCTTGAAAAGTTTCAAAATGATTTACAAGAAATGTCTGCTTGGGCTCAATATAACAAAGAACCAATGTTTCGCCATTTAGCCGAACAAAAACAACAAAAAGAAGCTCAACGTTATAACATTGCACAATCTATAGCTGCCCTTCAAGGTAGTCAAGGTGCGTTACAAAGAGCAGCAACATCACTAACTTCTCCACAAGCTGAGGCAGCTGGTGTGCCTGGTGCAGCTGGTGCTGCCCCGATAGGAGCTGCGCAAGGCCCAATTAATCCTGCAACACAAGCTGAAATAAATCGTTTAATTTATGAAGAAGGAAACGTAGCTGCAGCACAAGCTTTACGTAAAAGGGCATTTGACGAATACAATGCGGCAAGCCTGAAGAAACAATTTAGTGCCGATATGGATACGCCGGTTGATTTTATGAATCCGGTTACCAACAAACCCGATAAAATAACTCGTCGTTTGTGGGTTCAATACACTGAAAATAGACCTGAAATTGCAGCTTTAATTTCTAAAGCAAACCCCGGACTAAATCAAACCCTAACTGCTCCAACTCAAGGTAAAACTACAGCCGCTGATTGGGCTGTTGATAACGGTTTTCAAGTTATTAGTGGCACAAGAACACCTGCAGAAAGTGCGGCGTTGGTTCACCATTACGATGAAAACGGTGTTCCAAGAACTGCTCAAGGTCGCCCAATTGATTTAAAAACAAGCCCACATTTTACTGGTGATGGCTTTGATGTAAAACCTGGTTCTGTTACTCCTGAACTAGAAGCAAAAGCCGCAGCTGCGGGATACAAGCGTGGCGCTGGTATAGAAGAAAATCATTTTTCTAGAATTAAACCTGCAACTGCTGCAGCACCGATGGGCGGCACTCCAAGTTTGCAAGAGTTTGAATCCGGTGTTAAAAAGACTGAAGCAAGTCAAAAAGCATTTTTAGAAGGTCCTTACAAAGATTTGCAAGCTCGGGTTACTGCGCAGCATGATACTGTTGACTTATCTAACCAAGTATTAAATGCATTAAAAAATGGCAAACAAAGCGATTTTGGTCCTGGAACTAGTATTAACCAAATGCTAAGTAAGTATGCTCAGGTTCTTGGTATCCCACAAAAGCCTGAAGAAATTGAAAAATACATGCGCAATTTGAGCATAGAGCAAGCTCGTAAATTAACGTCTGCAGCCGGTGCAAGAGCTGCTATGGGTTCTCAGTTTACTGCTCAAGAAAGTGAATCTTGGTTGGCTAACTTTGCTGGCATTAATGATCCATATGAATACACTAAAAATATGTATCAATTGCAAAAAGCAAAAGCATTGGTTGATGATGATTTAATGGATACTTTAATTAAAAATCCTGGCAATGAACAACAAGCCTTTTTGGATTGGAAGAAAAGCGGTGCCAGAGATAGAATTATGGTAGAAAACGTTGACGCGTTTAAAGATGGTCCTAAAAAAGGTAAAGCTGCTAAAGCTGCAGCCAATCCAATTGCAACTGAAGCAACACAAAGATTTGGTGCCTATGAGCCAGATAAATGGACTTACGGTAAAGACGACAAGGGATTTTATCGGGAACCTAAAAAATAATGGCCAGAGAATATGCACCAGAAGTTCCTGTTGGTCGTGAATACGCAGCTGAACCTAAGGCGGCCCCATTTACACCTGACGAAGATACCCAATATACAGAAGCAGGCATTCCTTTAATTGCTCCTAGCGGTCAAGTTGCGCCTAAAGGCGGAGAGACTGCTGCTAAAATAATGACTGACGTTGTTGGTGCTCCTGTTCGTGCTGCTATGGCAGTTGCTAAACCTGTTACCAATGTAATGAGTTGGATGGGTATGGAAGAGCCTGGCAAAGCGCTCAAACAAATGGATACCGGCATTAAGGAACAAGGTCCTGAAATGCCTTTGGGAAGTTTGCCTTACATTGGTGATATTTCTTTAAAAGGGCCAGTGGGTTCTTTAGCTAGTTTAGGTGGTGACATCTACAGCTATGGAAAAATATTAAGTGGTTTAGGTAAACTTGGCGCTCCTCTATCTCAAATCCCGGGTGCTGCTCCTGTTGTCAGCGCTATTGCAAAAAGTCCTGCACTACAATCTACATTAGGTGGTGGCGCTGTTGGAGTTCTCGGCACAGAATCACCGACAGAAATGATAAAAGAAGGCGCTATTGGCGCTGGATTAGGTGCGTTAACACATGGTGTATTGACAGGTGCAGGCAAAGTGCTTGACCCAGCTTTACAACGTGCTAAAGATTTAATGGCTAAAGGCTTTACCAAAGAAGAAATCATGCGTGATACTTCTATTGGGCAAATGCTCGGTGGCGCAACTCAAAAAATTGAAAACTTTTTGGCAACACTTCCATTTAGTAGAGCTGAAGAAGCTATTGGTAAAGGTCAAAAGTCTTTAACCGAGATTGCTAAAGAAAAAGCGGAGTTGGGCACACAAGCTACTAAACAAGCTATTACTGGCATGAAAGAAGCTAAAGATGCTTCTTTAAATACATTAAAAACAAATTTAGAAACTAAGCATGCTAATTTTGATAAGCAGCATGATATGTTCTTTAAACAACGCGCTGATAAATTAGCTGCTGAAGAAGAGCAATTTAGTATTAATCAAATTAATAAAGCGCTTGCCCCCATTGGTGAGAAATTGCAACCCGGCGTAAAAGGTACTGAAGCGATTAAATACGCTCAGGAAAAATTGGGCAATGCCTATACTAAACCATTATCGGAAATGGATGATATTCGATTCTCGCCAGAAGCAGAGACTGAGTTTAAAACTTTAGCCGAAAGTCATAAAGATGATTTAATTGGCACTAAGTATGCTGACATGTTGGATTCCGAAATAGATAAACTGGTTGCTAAAGCTGGTGATTCTCGTTTGTTAACACCAGATCAGTGGCACACACAGTTAAAAGCTTTGGGTGACAAGGCATACAAATACGGAAAAAGCTTTGACCCAGAGCAGCAACAGTTTGGTCAAGCATTAAAAGACATACGAAGTGCTTGGGCTGATTTGGCAGACAACGAAGGCATTCGTGCTGCCAATAAAGCCTACAGTCTTTTTCAACCCGCCCAAAAAGCTTCTAGCTACATTAAAAGTGTGGCTGATCAAGGTGGTGTGTTTGATCCTAAACAATACCTTAACGCCATTAAATCTGAAACAAGCACAAAACGTTTTGCTGGTGCAACCCATCCTGAGCAAGCTGAGGCTGTGGCAGCTTACGAGCAAATGATGGCTAAACGCGCTGCTGAAAAGAAATTAGAAGCGGATACAAAAGCTTCAACTGCTGCAAAGAAAAAAGCAGAAAAAGCAGCAATTTCAGAAAGTTCTAAAACCCAAAGTAAAAACCTTACCAAACAAGCTGATTATCTTGAAGCACAAGCAAAAGCTCAAAATAAATTAGCTAAAGAAGGTATTGATATTGCAACAACTGGCGAAGGCGGCCAATCTTATGGCCAACGTCGTTTAGCCTATCAGTTAAGCGGTCTTGGTGGTGCCGGTGGATTAGGCTATCTTGGCCATCTTGCAGGAATACCTGCGGAAGCATTAGCAGCCCTTGGTGGCGGAACTATTGCTGGTTCAAGAATGTTATACAATCCCGCAATTCAAGAATTTATTAAAAAAGCTGCGATGGCGCCTCGTTCACAATTGTCGCAACAAACAGGTCAAGCGCTTAAAGAACTTGCTCCGGGCGCTGCTTTATCTACTGTTCAACAATTTAAAGAAAATAGAAGACCTGGTGTCCAAGTATTTAACCCGGACACCATGGAAGAACTTACCCCTCCTAAATAGTTACTTTCTGTAACGTTTCCCTACCCATCCCTCCGCTGCGAGAGGAAAGTCAGGAGCCCACGTTGGTGGTGTTGTCATAATTTGAACAACATCTTCTAATGCGGACTCCGCACTTTGTTCTTCTGTTAGGAGTAATACCTCATCATGGATGGAGTTTATAAGCTCATAGCCAGCCAATTCGAGATTGAGCATGGCGTTAGCCAAGAAGTCTCTGGCAGTTCCTTGAACAGCACTTTGAAAGATACTACTGCCAATCAATGGGTTCCTGCCCCATTGCCGAGTGTAAGTATTTTGGCTATGTATAGTAACGCCGAGCTTTTCCGTTCCCCAGGGGGTGGTGAGCAACTCGATCTCTGGTCTTTGCCAACAGATAAGACGGCCTGACGGAAGCTGCATCCACAACGCTTTCTTAGCAACCTTTAATTTTATTTTTTCTCCTGCAAAAAATCCTGTTCCGGGATTTTCTACTGCATCAAGTGCAGCAGTTTCGCATGCAGCCCACAAAGCTTTTACTCTTGCATAGGAACTACGGTAATTATCTACCGCATTTTTTGCTTGCTCTTCAGTAAGTTTAACACCCATCCCCTCAGCATATTTAACCAGTCCTTTAGCACCTTGGCCAAACATCGCACCGAGGACAGCTGATTTTGATACCTGGCGTTGATCCTTCGTGACCTCATCATAAGGGACTCGGTATAGGCTTTCTGAAGCAAATACTTTATATTCATCTAATCCTTTTCTGAAGAGCTCGACTTTATCTTTTTGTCCCGCAAGATAGACGCCGACTCTGTTTTCGATGGACGAAAAATCGACGTCCACAAAGGTGGTTCCATTCGGCGCACTAATAGCGGAACGCACCAAGCTGGATAGTTCAGCCATCGTACCAACACCTTCCCCAAAAACACGCGGTATCGCAACTGCAATCTGTTCGTCGCCCAGAGTAGGTCGAGCAATATTTTGAAGATTAAGTCCACCGCGAGAAGCCCAGCGACCAGTACTCGCGCCATGATAAACCAAGGTATTCCTAATACGTCCTTCACGTTGTATCTCCATCATCTTAGCGTACTTAGCCACGCTAGTTTGGCTGCCTTCTTGGCGTAATTCTAACACCCTCTTAATTACTGGGAATATGTTGCACTGCAACATTTTTGAGACAGTCTCGGCGGTCAAATCCGGCATGGGTGCATGGGGAATGCGTTGGTTAATCCACTCTAGCAATTTGGCCCTCTCAGAAGGCTTACAACCGGTCAAGGCAACACATTCGTTGTCCAAGGCATCCTGTGCCCTTACCACAGCCAAAACAGCGTTATGAAGCTCCTGTGGATCAACCGGTACGCCTCTCAAATTAATCCGCTGGGTAAGCTCCCATATTTTCTGTTCAGAGGCGTCTAGGGGCCTTAAAACGGCTCCTATGGCCATCTCTGTGCGTACGTCCTGTACACAGTAGGCAAACAGTTCAGCCATAAATGCTGGGTCATTGTTAAAAACGCCTTTGTGGGGTTTGCATAGCTTTTGAATTAACAGCCTGCCACGGGTATCTTTCTTTTGGTTGGCGTCCATAAAGATAGCTGCATCGCCAAGGGCCTGAGGGACGTTATTGGCTGCCGCTATGGCCATGGTGTCAATACACTGGTGCAAGTAAAGCCTAGGCCAACCGTATTTAGGCACACAGACGCAGTTCCAAATGGCGTACTCAAACATGGCATTCCATGCCTGTATTTTGCCGCCTTGGCGAACATGGTCTAAAAGGGGTTCTAAAAACGGCTCAGAAGGTGAGCCGCATTTTATAGAATACGGCTCAGTGCCGAACGCAATACACAATACTTTTGTAGATAGGCAGTTTGCGTATTTGTCTAATCCAACCTCGGTGAGGTCTGCAAAACTGCGGGTTTCAAAGTCAATCGAATATATCATTTATGCTCCTAAGGCGTCTAGACGAATCTATAGAAGTCCATTATAGCATAAAAAAGGGGCGCTGTACAAGCCGCCCCAATATCACCACCATGTAAAACTTTTAAAAAAGCCTGTCTATTATCTGTTGCTTTTCGTTGTTTGATAAACGTGTCCAAGCTGTAATCTCTTCCCTCGTTCTTTTACAACCCTTACAAACTCCGAATAAGTTGAGCGTACAGACTCCGGTGCATGGACTTGCCACATCCATGCTAGATTCCAGTTTCTCAAACTTAACGGCGGGCATAGCCATGGATCAGATCTCACAAGCACCCGCCGTACACGCTAGTTGCTGCGCACCTTCGACGTTGTCTGTGTTTTCTTTAAAGTCTTCCCAGTTGATGTGCGGGATACTGGCTTTGAGCTTTTCGTAGTCTTCTTGGCTGCACTCTTCGTACGGCGCTTGGCGATACGTTCCTCCGTCATAGGGAAGATAGGAAACACCAGAGATTTCGTCAAAGTGGTCCCACGTCCACGCTCCGACACTTGGCCAGTCTTTTTCTTCAACTGAGATGGTGACACTAGGTTTATGTTCACACCAATGTCGCTGATACGTGAGCCAGAGTTCCAGATGTGATATAGGAGTGACATCTGCTCGGACGATACCGGCGGGTGCTTTTTGAGGAAAGCTAAACACCACAGTCTGATCTGGTTTATAAACGCATGCTTCATTTGGGATTCCTTGTTCAATTAAGAATTGGGTGAGAGGGTCTTTCTTATCTCCTCTAACTCGTCTAATGTAGTACTTAGCGTGTCTAGGGTGGATTCCAGAAGCACTATCAACGAGTTGGCTGACGGTTCCACTGGGCTTAACGCAAGTAATTGCAGCACTTTTAGGTATTCCAAGCAGCTCTGCAAATTCTTCGTTGGCTCGTCTAGCTTCCTCTCGAAGCTCTGTAAGTAAACCATTTAATTTATCTCCTTGGGTTGTGAGGAGAGGGTTATCGTATATGCCGGTGAGTGACACGCCGAGCAATCTTTCCTCTTCAGTATTTCTTTGCCACACTTTCCGCAAATATGGGAATTTTGTGAACGTAGATTGGATGGTGCCGAGGATGGCAGCAATTCGTACCTTGCGTAGTAGGGTATCTTTTGTATCATCATGGCGTACTACAGCTTCAGTAAGGTTACAAAATTGGTATGGACGAAGAACAATTTCAGAACAAGGATTGGTACCAAAATCATAATCAGTGTCTCGATTACCGTATTTGGCCACAGTTTTCTTTGCAGCTTCTCTGTTAAAGATTCCCCGTTCGCCGGAGTGTGAATTATAGAGAGAAAGCCATTCTTCCATGAACTTACCAACCGTCGGAGTTTCATTATAAACGGCAGAGTTGTTAGCGAGCGCACGATGAGGTGCCGTATCCCACCAAGGTCCAGCTTTTGCATGTCGAATCCTTTCATCATCTAAGTCTGACAAGGATATCATAGCTGAGCGGCGAACGCCACCCACTACAACCACCTCACCAATTTTGCACATCAGGTCATGGCATTCCAAAGAATGCAGCCTGCGGCCTTGTGCGTGTTTAAAGATTGATACAGTAAAGTTAAATAAATCAACTAATGGTTCTGGCCCGGAAGCTCTTCCACCAAAAGTTTTGAGTCGTGCTCCGGCAGGACGGACATTGGACACGTCCCACTTTGGAATTTCTCCGGCCCAAAGGTTGGCAAGCAAAAGTCGCAAAGATTTTGCCCATCCTTCTTTTGAATCATGTACTGAGATGGTGTGGTCGGACTCAAAAAGTTTCTCTGGCACTTCTGGCAACTGATTAATGTATTTCGATTCAACAGAGAATCCCACACCTGTTCCACAGAGCAAGATAAACATAGCTTCATCAAACGATTTTGGATCATCGACAGGAAGGTAAGAACAGTTGTAAACGCATGTGTTATCACGATCGGCACTCTTTCCTGCCGTCATCATGGCTCGCATGGACGGCATCAAATCTAAATTGTGGATTGCATCAAAAATTTCATTCTTTAATTCGGTATTACCTTGTATTGCAGGGGTACGACTAAAAACATATTCTACGTAACGATTTACTGTTTCGGCCCATGTTTCCCGACGATGTTTTTCATCTACAAATCGGGCATATCTGCTGGCGGCAATGTATTCTTGGTACTGATCCATTTATTATTCTCTGTATTATGGGTTGACGAAAAAGGGAGGCCGCAGTTTCTACGGACACTCCCTGCACTACTGTACTACTGATTGAAGGAACTACTTATACTGCAAAGTCTGCTGCAAAATCATTTGCGGATGCTGTTGCACCGCCAAGTTTAGCGCCATCTTCTGTTTTCTTGACTGCACTTAAACCGTAACCAATGCCTTTAGAACCGCTTACATCATATGGATACATTGTAATAGAGGCACGGCCATAACAACCACTATAAAATTCATTAGGATCAATAATCTCTTGTGAATTCTCATCAAAAACACCAGGCTTCAAATCTGCATTAGCATTGAAGAAATAATGACCAGCATAAACCGGATCATCTTTTTCTACATCGCCGTCGCGTAGACCGCCCTTTAAATTCTTGGGGATAGCGCCACCAAAGTAGCCCATGTTAGCTTTCTTGCAATCTTCAAATGCTTTATTAAATGCCGCGATACCAGCTTTATCTGTCTTAGGAATTAAAATGGATGCTGAATATTTTAATTTGCCACTAAGATTTTCTGCTGGCTCAAACACGTGGACAAACGAGAAACGAACTTTGTTTGTTACGAATTTAACTTTTGTTGAACTTGATGCCATGATTTTTACCTTTTTTAACGTTTTATTGAACTGGACTTCAGTAGGGTCCAGTTCGGCAACCCTTACTACGCATCGTACAAGACTCCATGATATTGCAAAGCTT